TGATGGCGGTATTGGCGAAGTGGTTAACGCACCGGATTGTGGCTCCGGCACGCGTGGGTTCGATTCCCACATACCGCCCTTTGATTGGGTTATAGCCAAGTGGTAAGGCAATGGACTTTGACTCCATCATGCGCTGGTTCGAATCCAGCTAACCCAGTTGGGTTTGGGCAAAAAATGATGGCGGTATAGCCAAGTGGTAAGGCAGAGGTCTGCAAAACCTTCATCACCGGTTCAAATCCGGTTACCGCCTTTCCTGAAAAGGTTATAATCCTGATCAGTATTAATAGTTTTATTTTGCCGGCGTGGCGGAATTGGCAGACGCGCTGGACTCAAAATCCAGTTCCCGTTGAGGGAGTATCGGTTCGACCCCGATCGCCGGTACTAAGAGGTTTTCAGATAGCTCTCAGTACCTTTAGGAAGTCTTCATATCGTTGATATGAAGGCTTTTTTGTTTTTTCTAAAGGTATGCGAAGGTATGGAAAGTACTTTTGGGGTGCACATTGGTGCACATTTCACGTTTTCTAACATTACAGAGTAGGGGACGCCGGTAAAAGTTTAACCGTGTCCGCTAACCCCTTGTCTGATAAGTGATACAACAATCGTGGTGCACATCAATGGTGCACATCGGTGCACATTTGGTGCACATTTTGTAACATTTAAAAGTTCTCAAGCGCATCGCTAATTAGGTCAACTTGCTCATGCCGTAATTCAGCGATAACGTGCGCATAGACGCGTTGCGTGATTCCCACGTCTGAATGTCCAAGGCGCTGTGAAATGACGTAAATTGACACGTTTTTGTAGATTAGATAACTAGCGTGAGTGTGACGCAAACCATGAAAGGTAATTTTTTTAATGCCTAGCTTTTTATGTGCAGTACGCAGTAGCTTGTTAACTGCATTATCAGTAGGAACCTTAGTACTATGCTTACCAATAAAAATCAAGTGAAGGTCATTCTGAACACCGGCAGCTACTTGCTCCTGGTGCAAATCGCCTAGAACTTTAATTAGACCGTCAGTAATTGTAATGACCCGATTAGATGCTTTTGTTTTTGTCGGCAAGAAATCGCCATCACCTTTATAGTCCAACGTTTTATTGATACGTATCGTCTTAGCTTTATAGTCAATATCACTCCAGGTTAAACCGGCAACTTCGGAGTAGCGGGCACCAGTTAATAGGCTAGTCAGTATCATGACTGCACTCATATTATTGATGGATGCTTTAGGAGCAATAAAATCTTTTAGTTTAGACATGTCCTGCACATCTAAATAATTATTGCCTACTTCAGATTCGGCATCGATACAATTAGGCACAGTAGTTCTATTTGTGAAATTGTGCCGGATGACACCATCTTCAACAGCATCAATAATGCACGCACGGCAGTGACCCGCAATTTTTGCGACTGTCTCACGCGAATAAGTGTCAGCAAGTCCATTCAGAAATTCCTGATACATAGATCGTGTAATATTACCGATTTTCATATCATCAAAGTAATTGGTTATCTTATCTTTTGTAAATAAATAGTTCTTTTTAGTAGCTGCTGCAATAGTTGGCTCTTTAAAAGTTTGATACCATTCGGTAAAATAGGCCACGAACGATTTAGTGGAGCTAAGAATATCATCGCCCTGAAGTTTGCTGACCTCATTTTTGTGGGCGTAATATTCGGCTTCCTTTTTTGTTTTAAAGCCAGCCTTATTCTTATAGTGACGTTTTCCTGATGCATCATAAAACGAAATTCTTACGGCCCATGATGAGCCACGTTTATTTATACTTGCCATTGTTATTATCCTTTCTATTTTTCCCGGGCAGGATTCATAAAATCGGATATTGTAGGCAACACCTCCTTAAATTGTGATAAAATTATGTATATAAAAAGTGTGGAGTTATCCACGAATTTTATTTGTAAGCACATCCTAGTATCTTGGCGGGTAGGGGGATGTGCTTTTTAGTAACTAGTCGGCTTTTGGATCATTTTTTAGATGTCCACGCCATACCCAGCCACGTAAAGAATGGTTGGAATTAGTAACATAATAATAAATAGCGCCACTACGAACTTTTTGTGAACGAGTAGCAGTCCAAACGTAGGAAGACTTAAAGTTTTTTAGATTATACCGTTTCTTTTTACCAGGATTGTTGTAAATCCAGGCATTTTTAGCGGACTTGCGAACTAATTGTTTATCTACTGATAGGCTGTCATTGTAAACGGTCCAATATTTAGAATAAGGAGTGATCCAATTAGCTTTACTTGATCTGTCCATTACCCAGAAGTAACGGCTGTTATGCGCGTATCCCGCTTTTTTCACAGACCAATCGTAGTTTGACGTATGCTGTACAGTGATGACGGTACCACGTTTTAATCTTGATCTTTTAACAATATAGTTATTTTTAGAAGACTTATGATTGCGAATCTTGTAGATTATTGTTGACTTAGTAACTATTGCTTTACGTGGAGATGACCACCATTTACGACTATGCGTATTGTCTGAAATGTAAATGGGCTTTGTCGTAACATCAGAACTACGAACATATTTATATGTTTTGTCCTTGGTAATTAGAGTAATCCACGGTTTTGCATTGGGATTGTAAGTTTTCATTACTTCCCCATATGCATCACCATCATCTAAAAAGTAGTTCCTATTTGCTGCGTACGTGTCAAGAAAACTGTTCTTGGCATATATTTCTGTTGCTTTTTTTGCCTGCGCAGTAGTTTGGAACATTCCAAACGATGCAATCACAACCCCCGCGGCTATTAATCCATGTTTCAAGTAATTCATCCCCGAATATTTCAGCTTTTAAGGACATCAGTATTTGGTCACAAAATTATTTTCCTCGGTGCATTTCTCGAAAGTGCGCAAATAGTAGTACAAAACATCCTAGCGAAATCGTAAAACAGATAATCATCCAAATAATCCATCCGTAGGTGGTAAGCCAATTAATAATTGCAAACAATATCATTAGTCCGATATACCACCACATCCATTTAGTGAAAAACTTGTACACTAACCATCCAAAAATGATCATGAATCCTAAAATAGCCAAATGAACATCTCCTAGTTGATAGCTATTCTTTCCTTACTGCGAACTTTAGTGAACGTAATCGTATTACTTAAATTTACCCGGTAGCCCTTGTAAACTGTTCCATTGGACACCTGAGTTTTAAAGTAGTTGATTGCGTTTAAAACGAAATCTTCTGGTAATTCAAGTTCGGCTGCAATTTCATAATTGGTTTGTAGTCCTAAGTTATAGCATTTGATTAAATCGTCAATTGAAATTGCAGACTTATATGCCAATCTGCGTGCAAGCAGTTCTTGCTTCCGGTTGTTTAGTTGTTTTTGGTTAACAATTAAGCCTACCGATGTGAGAAAGTGCATGAACTCTTCGCGTAGGATAACCTGTTTATCAATCTCTGGTTGGTCAGGTTCTAGTATTATGTATGGCTTACCTTTTATATTCTTGTAAGCACCATAAAGACCTGTATCACGTTTTAATCCCCGAAATTCGATAATAGTTGCGTATTGTTCATACGTCGCTTCTAGCTCTTCCAATTTTGACAATGCCATTGAATCACACCTTACTTATCACCATTAAATTTATTAATTCGATCATCAAGATACTTGCTGATTTTATCAGCTTCAGTATCATTTATATTGTGACTAGAATCAGCCTGGTGAGCGGCCAATGTTTCGATGAAGGCATTATCATTTTGAGCGCCCAGTTGGTCAGCTGCAAAGTTCAATACTTTTTTCTGTCTATCATAATGGAGCTTAGATACTACTGTATTTATTTGATTAGCCGTGTCTGTATTTTTAATTCCCATCAAATATGTGAGATCTACATCTAGTGCATCAGCTATATTAGAAATAACTTCAACCGGAACTTTTTCAATGTCGCCTTTTTCATAACGATAAATAGTTGAACGGGAAACGCCAATCTTTTTAGCAAGCTGATCAGCAGTTAATCCTTTTTCTTCACGGATATGCTTCATTCTTTCCCCAACGCTCATAAGTAATGCCTCCTCATATAATATAAATAAAGTATATACCTGTGTCGCAAAATTGCAACGGTTTTATGTCGCATTATTGCGATTTTTATATTGACAAACGCAATTATAGGCCTTATGCTTGATTCATCAAGTCGCAGGAATGCGACAAGAGGGAGGAGAGAATATGTTAGATATGAATATGGACCGCCTGAGAGGTTTGTTAGTTGAACGTCATGTGACCCAGGATGAATTAGCTGTTGCATTAGGAATTAATCGAAGCACTCTCTACCGGAAAATTAGTGAGGGCGGGAAGAGATTTACTGCTGAGGAGATATTTAAAATGAAAGATTTTATTCCATTAAGTGATCAAGAGGTTATTGATATTTTTTTAACTAAGAAAGTCGCATTAATGCGACGAAAAGAGGCGATTTAGGTGAATAAAGTTAAATTATTCAATTTTGAACAAAATCGGGTTCGAACAATTGAGGTTGATGATGAACTGTATTTTATTGGCTCAGATGTTGCTCGTGTCCTTGGGTATTCAAATAGTAGTAAGGCTGTAATCGTTCATGTAAGCAAGGAAGACAAACGGATGAAAATGATTGCACATTCCCAAAATGGGAAGGTGTCTGAATCTAAAACGACAATCATCAATGAGTCAGGTCTATATGACTTAATTTTTGACGCTGCCCGTCAAGGTAAGAACCAACTAATACGTATGAAGGCTAAACGGTTCCGCCATTGGGTAACAAACGAAGTCTTACCATCAATTCGTAAGCATGGTGCTTACATGACTGATGAGAAGGCATATGACATTACGCATAACAAGGATGCACTGGCCGACTTGCTGATGCAGGCCGGGAACCAGTTAAAGCAGAAGGACTTGGTAATCCAAGAATTGAAGCCCAAAGCATTGTTTGCTGACGCGGTAGCTACTAGTAAGACTGATATCTTGATTGGTGACTTGGCTAAGATGTTGCGCGGCAACGGCATTGATACCGGCCAGAATCGCTTGTTTGAATGGATGAGGGTCAATGGGTACCTGATTAGTCGCTACGGTTCAAGCCGTAACATGCCGACACAGAAAGCAATGGACTTAGGGCTGTTCAAGGTTAAAGAGACCAGCATTACCCATGCGGACGGTCATGTGACAGTAAATAAGACCACTAAGGTTACTGGCAAGGGGCAGCAGTATTTTATCAATAAGTTTTTGGCAGTAACAGAAGCTTAGAAGGGATGATTGAAATGAAAAGAAAGCCAGAAAATGTACGTGAAGCATTAGATAGATTGCTTGTTTACAATGATGCGTTGCATAATCCGTCACCAGCACACTTGAGTGGAACAGTAGTAGTCGATGACACAGTCAAGGAAGTTCAGGACAGCAATTATGAAATGTTAGCCGATTTGGCTGATCTGTTGGGGATGCAGGAGTTATACGAGGAAGTAGGTTCTGAGCCAACAATTTTACGATAGGGAGAGACATGTATACAAATATTGTTTTCGCTACTATTTGGATTGTTACGATTAGTGGAATAGTCATGATGAAAAAAATAGACCCAAGTAATAGATTCTACTGGGTCTACGCACTAACGGTCGCAATTGTATTTACAATTTATCGATTTCTGCACGTATGGTAGGCAGGATGTGCTTACCAAGTAAGCTGGCTAGCTTATTATACGAATCGGCACTGAAATCCATTTTGCATGTTTCAGAAGAATACTCAGCAAAGTAGTTATGCTCCTTAGCAGGAATATAAGGAAGAATCAGATAGTAAGCTTGTGTGAACTCATTCAACCGTTCTCCCATGTCTGAAAAGTTAGTGATTTTTTCATCAGTAACCGGGACAACCGAAAGGGCCCCGACAGCTAGCAGATAGTTTTCTAGCAGTTTCCGCTTATGCAAGACCAATTCCCTATGGTTTTCTTGTGAGTAGTCTAATTTCTTTATTACAGATAAATGATGATTATTTATTAGTGTAGTGATTACTGGTGACAGTAAGGCAATTACAGCGATGATTGCGGTAATAGTATATGACGTGTCGAAAGTCATGGAATGTATCACCTCGGTTAGTTGGATTAACTAAATTATATCGCATTGCAAAGTGAGAGGCGGTGAGTACATGAACCATTTTGGTTTAAACCTGGACCCTAAAGAAACAGACTCATTCCTGCAACGCATGGTGGGGAAAGTAATTACCGCGATGCTACCAGTTTTAAACGATCGGTTGCTGGGGGATGAGTTGATGACACGTCAAGAGCTGGCTGATTGGCTAGGAATTTCCTTAAAAATGACGGATGAAGCATTTATTTTTAAGCCTGGATTTCCTTATTACATGGTTGGAACTAAGAAACGGTACTGGAAGCGGTCCGTGATTAAGTGGATTGATGATAATCAACGTTCTTAATATCCCGGGCAGGATTCAACGTTGATTGTCAGATTTGAGAGGAAGCTAATTTTATGAATGTTTTAGCCATTATTGGTATAGGAATTGCTTGTTTCCTGATTATGGCGGATGCAATTGGTTGGCGGGAAGCGTTCAAGCGGATTCAGAACATGTTTGGAATTTAGAAAGGTAGGTATGTCTGCTATGGGTAATGCTCAAACTATATTTGAGGGGCTACATGACCAAATACAAAAGAATCGTGATCTATTTGAGCTCAGAAAACTTAGGGATGCCATCATTGATGCAAGCAAACAGGGGAAAATGGGAATGACATGGGGTCACTCAGTAATTGATGATGACGTCGCTAACGCTTTGCTAAGTGAAGGGATTGTAGTCATCAAGTGTACAAGTAAAAATGACTATTTACTTGATTGGTCGGAAATTTATGAGGAGATGTAGCAGTGTGAATTACAAAATAGTACCACGTAAACCATTTGAAAGATGGTCAAAGATGCAAAGTAAAACCTGTCACCGGCGGCAACCAGTGGCAGGCACAACTGACGATCTGCTTAGAATCGTATCCAAGGTCTATTTTAAATCAAAGCTAACTTGGCGGCAACGCTTATGGAGGTGGTTGCGATGATTAATCGTGCAGTGCTAGTAGGCCACTTGACGCGTAATCCTGAACTACGCTACACGAGTGGTGGCGCAGCCGTTGCGACGTTCACCATTGCAGTGAATCGGAGCTTTACAAGTCAAAATGGCGAACGACAAGCCGATTTCATTAATTGCGTAATTTGGCGCAAGCCTGCGGAGAACTTCTCTAATTTCACTAGCAAAGGTTCACTGGTTGGTATTGATGGTCGTATCCAAACCAGAAACTACGAAAACCAACAGGGACAACGGGTTTACGTCACAGAAGTCGTCGTTGATAACTTCTCATTATTAGAATCACGAGCAGAGGCCGATAAGCGACGTGAGGAAAGCAACAGTTACTCACAACACCAGCCTGGCTCAACGGTACCTACAAGTGATTCTGGGGAAAACAGCAGTGCTCCTAGTTCAGCTGGCAATCAGAACGACTCATTTGCTAATGATGGTGCTGAAATTGACATCAGTGATGATGACTTGCCATTTTAGGAGGTGGATGAGATGGCCAGAATACGGAAATTGGCCCAAAACAACTACACGGTTATTGATAACGCAATAATCCGTGATAAGTCATTGAGCTGGAAGGCTAAAGGTGTATTTGCCTACTTATGGTCCATGCCTGATGATTGGGAATTCTATGAGACCGAGGTTATGACGCATGCTAAAGACGGTCGCGACTCATTACGAAGCGCGATTAAAGAATTGCAGGACCACCATTATATGCAACGAACACGATCCCGAAATGAAAAAGGTCAAGTTAAGACTAGTGATTGGGAATTGTCGGATAAGCCTATGTTGGAAAAACCTACACAGGATAAACCTATGCAGGATGACCCGACACTACCAAGTACTAATGGACTAAGTACTGATTTACCAATTACTGATGGTACTAATGATGATGATGAAGGCCATCCCCAAACGGATGATCCTGTTAAAAAGAGCTGGGTAAACCTATGGACCGATGAACCTAATACGGTTGTTGGCGCTAAGTTGCGAGAATGGTCTCAGAATCTCAATCCTGAATTAGTTTGTTTTGCTATCCAAGTAGCTGGTGAGCATTCGGTTAAGCAAACAGGAGCCCTCAAGTACTTAACTGCTGTTATCGATGGCTGGTTGAAACGTAAAATCACAACCTTAGATCAGGCTAAGAAGGCTGCTGAAGAACACGATAAACGGCGATCACAAAGAAAGCCTCATGGCGGTAAGAGTCATAAGAAACAAGAGATAAAACCACATTGGATGGAAGACCAAAAGACTGGTTACCAGGCTAAGCCCAAAAGTAAGTTGACTGACCAACAGCGCAAAGAATTAGAGGAACGTGTAAAGAGGCTAGATAAGCCGAAAGAGGTGGTATAGGGATGTTACAGGATTACAGTGCTGTCGTACGTGCTGAAGGTGATTTGGTTGTCATTCGGTTAAGCGATGACCACAATGCTAAATTTATCAAGCCTGGGGATGTCGTTGAACTTGGGTTTGAAGATGGTCGGACCATTACAGCAAAGCAGCGCGCTAAGTGTTATGCAATTTTTAATGAAGTTGATGACTGGAATGGCAATCATGATCGTGAACTCACTAAGCGGCAGCTGAAAAACACGTTCTTAAGTAAGAATCACATTGCTACGCCATTTTCATTAGCAAATTGTTCAATGACGAGAGCCAATAATTTTATCGAATTTTTGATAGATTTTTGCATGGATATGGATGTTCCGTTTGGCAGTAGGACCTTGGACCAGATTCAGGGCCAGTATGGATGGGAACGAACGTGCTTGAAGTATAAAAAGTGCTGTATTTGCGGCAAGCATGCAGACATCGCCCATGTTCACGCGGTTGGTATTGGTCGGGACCGAAATCATATTAATAACGTAGGTAACCGTGTAATGCCACTGTGCCGAATGCACCACGTTATGCAGCATAAGGTCGGTATTAAGAGCTTTATGAACGAGTTTCAAGTTAAAGGCGTGGAGGTTACGCCTGAGCTCCAACGAGAATTAAAAATTGGTAACTGGCACGTTGACTACGGCGAAGACATCAACATGACGAGAGAAGATGCTTAAATGCCAAGAATTGATAGTCGAATGTTACTTGAGAGCGTTCAGGAAGTGGAAAACGAATACCATTCAGTGAATATTGCACCAGCTAAGGCCATGACAAAAGTTTGGCATTTATCTGGGGCTGTCATCCCTGATGATCCACAAAGAGTATTTGTAACCAAACGGACGTACACGGTTATACGAGTGAGCGTTAATCATGGGTTGTCAGTTTCAGCAATAGCAAGCCTTTTAAATCGTAGCCCAAGCGAAATTGACAAAATGGTGCGGGCATACAAATGCAATGAGTTAAAGATTACGAAGAGGGGTTATAAACATGACAGAGAAAAGTATTAATTTTAATTTATCAGAAATTAGTGGTGGTGCAGTTCAAGAAAAGCTTGACCGGGAAATGAAGCGGGTGGCTGCTAACATCATTGATCCAAATACCGATGCTAAGAAGAAACGTAAAATCACACTGACTATTACCCTTGCACCTAATGATTCTAGGACAGTGGTTGATGTTGATACCGAAGTTAAGTCAGTTCTGGCACCACAGTCAGCAGTACCAACGACGATTATGACTGGCCGTAATTTAGATACTGGTGAAATTGCAGTGAATGAACTTAAATCTGGTACGCCAGGGCAAACGTACATTGATGACGATGGCACGGTTAAAACGGATACGGGTCAGCCGGTTGAAGAAGTTGAGAAGGAACAAGCTACTGCTAAAAGTGGTTCTAACAAATTAGTTGATTTTCAAGCACAGAAGAAACAGGAAAACTAGGAGGAATTAATCATGGATATGACTACTGAAACACTACAACACATTGAAAGCCAAGCCTTAACGGCGGCAGGTAAAAAGGTTTATACGGATGAAAGTGGCAAACAATTCTTAATTGGCGATGATGTGCGACCTTACCACCGTGATGGTCACGCAGATGAGGCAATCGAGACAAGCACGTTATCTAGTATTGTGACTTACATCAAGTCAGGAATGGATAATCGGAAACATGTATTGATTCATGTAGTTTCGCCAACTCGAGTTGATTTGTTAGGAGATTTAGATGACTACGGCGCTCGTGAAGAATTAATGACAGCGGCGCCGACTAATGACGCAATTCGTTGGGGACACTTTTATGATCGTGAATCGATGAATATTTTACTTCAGTCCGGTTTCCGGTCAACCAGCGATGGTATGACTACGGATGACCGGGATGCCATTGTTAAGTTTATTGGTAACTTGGTCCAGGACAACAACTCGGTTCACGTTCAAGACGATGGTGTAACTCAATCGGCAAATGTACGCCAAGGGGTTGCCAATCAAGCAGAAGCTAAGGTGCCTAATCCAGTACTGCTAAAGCCATATCGAACATTTACGGAAGTCGACCAACCAGAAAGCCATTTTATTTTTCGGATTGATGCGGATATGGAGGCTGCGCTGTTTGAAGCTGATGGTGGTGCTTGGCGACAAGTAGCAATCAACAATGTGAAAGACTATCTAAGTAAGGCGCTTGCTGACTTAGCGGACGTTGAAAATAAAGTAACAATCCTAGGCTAAGACATGGAGCGAATGAAGAGATTGATCAATGCAGTAGTGGACCGATTTAAAGTGGCAATAGTTATTATTGCGTTCACTGCGGCACTGATATTACTAGCAAAGGTGGCAGCGCTGTGGTATTACACCGCGCTGTTTTAAGAAGGCGTTGAAGATGGAATTAACTGAAGTTGTAATTAAGTGCTATCAAAAATTGTTGAGACTTGGCACAAAGTCAGATGCAGATGCGATTTTACTATATGCGTATCTATTATTGTGGAACAGGACTGGTAGTCCGGTTCATGTTAATCATTTTCATGATGATGTAGTCAATGAGGACGTATTTATTGCGCGTTTCTCAGATAGTAAGCAGGAGGAAACAGAATGAAACGAGGGGATGACGGTATTTTAATCCCAGAATTAACACCGGAAATTATCGAACAGGCATTTGAAACGTTTGGAGATGACTAATAAATGAAAATTAAGATAGTTCCACCAAAAGGCAGCAGTGAAAAACCATATGTAAAAGAATTTAATAATTGGGATGAAGTTAACGCCTACTTATTGCGTAAAAACGAGCCAATATGGGAAGCCATCCCGCAAAATGAAGCAGTTAACTTTGATATGAATGAAATAAACTAGAATCAAACTTTCATGATTAATATTCTTGTTTTATGAAGAGGGTAAAAATATGACACCCGAAGATATTGTAGAAGGCCAAAAACTTTTTGCTGTTTATATTTTGCAAAGCGAAAAATATCAGACTGAAAAAGTCGAAGTTATCAAGGTTAGTACTTATTTTATTTATGTGAAGGATGAGCATGGACATTTGGCACGATACATCAAGAAAAAGTCATTTCCGCTTCAATATGATATTGGCTTATCTGCTTGGTTCAATAAAGTTTACCTGACTGATAATAAAAACCAGGCGAAGCTATGGGAGCATTGTGCTAAATGAAATTTCTAATATACGAGGAGAGAAAAGTATGAAAAAGAAGTTTAAGATTCGTGATTTGTTATCAATTGAAGTTCATCTTGATACTGATGATGAAGATGAAGAAATGCAGTGGTTTCCCGTATTTATTAATACTCCCAATGGTGTTATTTCTCAGTTCTCACATCCAGGAGACTTGGATGATGCATTGGAATTTAGAATGAATGAAGCTAAATGAGATTCCTGTACTTGATGCTGAAAGCAAGGAGAGAATGCTTTGAAAAAGAAAGTAGCTTACGGAATTGTGACTGCAGCCATTGCATTACTGCTAGGTGGCTGCCAATGGATTGATGATTGGACATCTGATTTTAAGCAGCAGATGGTTGGTCTACCAATGACGGTTGAAACCTATGATGACAATGCGCAAAAGATAGATAATATTCGCGGGAAATCATTATCAATTAAACGTGACACAAAGTTTGATCAGACCAATGAAAAAGGCACCACCACGAAAGAATCTAAGGTTTTAGATATTACGCTAGGTGGTAAGCAAATCACACACGTTGGTAGTAGCCTTATTGCTTACCAAAACGGACTAACCAATGTGTTAGATAAATACCCTAAACGCGCCGAGGTAACCAATAATAATCCCTCATTACCGTTTATGAATAGATTTGTTAATGAGTATAAAAACTATTTCACCGGAGCAAAGAAGGTCATCCTGATTAGGTCACAGACAGGACAACCCCTTGCAACCTTTGCGGGTAATAAGGTTAGCTATAAAGCAACGAGTGTTCCAAGTAGTACATCGTTATTGATAGATGGCAAGCGTCTGTTCGTATATCGCTGTGACTACACGATTTATACGAGGGATGCACTGCTAAATTAATAATATGATTTTCAGAGGGAGATTAAATAATGAGCGAATTAGTTGATCAATCTGGATACTACTTAATCAATCAGGGAACACTTAAAGGAAAATTTTGTGCCATGATTTACGATTTGGATATTATGAAATATATTGCGTTTAACGATAAAGGAACACCAATCACAGTATTTGGTATAAATGAAATCGTTAGATCAGTTAATCTTGGTGAGATAAGCCTGATAAAAGAAACTAACGATACGATTCAGTCCATGATAGCCAGGCAGAAGCAAGAGAATAAAGATTCACTGCTAGATTAGCAACCGGGGTGAGAGAATTGACGGAACTAACGGATGAACACATTATCAAAGTTGCAGCGCGTGCTGGCGCTTTGGCGTTTAGAGATTATCAGTTAAAAATCAAAAAGTCTAATTATGAAAAAAAGTGTCGCAATATTAAATTGATTCTTGAAAATTATCACTACTTGGAAAAACATGTCAATGTTGATTTGCCTGAGTTGAATGCTAAGGATCAAGAGACAGTGGCAGTCATCCCTAAGTGGGAGCTTAGTGTGTATGCCATGCTTGGGTTCAAAGCACGATCTAAGTTGATGATCGAGTATATTAATTTAGTACTCAAGGCCTACAAAGAAGATTGTAGTTACAGTACTGATGAAGCAGTGAAGCGGCGGTACCTGGTTATTAAATCGCTGTATTTAAATAACCCGACAATTAATCGAGAAAGATGTGCAGAATTATTTCATGTCAATCATCGAACGATTGATAGGGATGTAACCGCGTCACTGCAAGACTTGTCAGTGTTATTGTTCGGAGCGGATGCTATTAACGACATGAGTATGATGTCGTAAACATGTCGCAACAACGCCCCAAAAGCCTGTTATATTAGTAGTATCAGCAAGTGACAGAGATACTAGTTATTTCCTTGAGTGTCATCGTGGGCTAATTGGTTAAGCCACAATGAGATGCAGGTTCGAATCCTGCCGATGATATAGGTGATTGGAAGCTAAGAGCCAGTCACTAAGTGTAGCTTGAGCTCGGTTGGGTGGAGCACTGAACGTATGTTTAGGAGCGTAGGTTCGAGACCTACAAGTTACATATGGGAGGTGAGCAGCCTCTTTAATTCTCAGTAATGAAGTCCAGTTAATAGCTGGGCTTTTATGTTTATAAGGCAATTAAGTCAGCAAGTTAGGGATGATTAGTGATGCGTATTAAAGTTTGTCGTAAGTCGGGATGCACCAACAAGATTCCATATGACCAGAGCAATCCGTTCTGCGATGAGCACCGTAACCTGTATCATCCCTCAACTTGGAAACAGACAGAGCGACGTCAGTCTTATAGCAAGTACAATCGATTCAAACGCGATAAGGAAGCTAACCAGTTCTATCATACTAAGCAGTGGTCAGGTATTAGTAAGGCGCTAAAGACTCAGGCTTGTAATACATGTGCTATTTGCGGTCACACGTACGACAAATCAGGGTATCTTGTAACTGACCATATTATTCCTAGACGCGTTGACAAGCGACGACAGCTAGACCTGAGCAACCTATGGGTTATTTGCAAGAGGTGTCACTATTGGAAAGGTGAACTTGAGTCACAGGTTTATAATTCTGATTCGTTGGTTGCAAACATAGATGCTAGTCATCGATGGAACCGACAGAAAGTTACACACTGGATTTTAGAAAAAGAAAATCAGACGCAGAATAAAAAGTAGCTGCGATAATTCGTTGATGGGGCCCGCCTATGTGCGTCAGAGAAGAGCTCACACATTGCCGTCTCTTTCTTTCACGAACAGAAGTCAAAAAAATATTGCTTTTTTAAAGGTGCTTAATGCTGATATATCGGCGATTAAGCCCTTTTTTAGTGGCGAAAATTAGCCATGAATCGACAAAAATCACAACGAAATTAGTTGAAAGGAGGTGTAAATCACGATGGATTCCAAGAAAAAGGCGCTTAAAGTCATTACTAACGATAAAAAAATTACAAAGATGAACGGGACCGTTGATTTGGATGATATCCAGATTACACCCCCGGCTCACTTGCTGAAAAATGCGCAGGCCCTTTGGCGAATTTTGATACCAGAAATTAAAAAAATGGGCTATTTGAAGCGGGTAGATCAGTCTAATTTAGAATTGTACTGCACATACTACGCGCTTTATTTAGATGCTGAAGATGAGCTTCGGGATAATGGGGCATATTTAAGGTCAAAAACAGGTAAACCCTTAAATAAGGCGCCTCAGGCTATTCAACTAAATGATTGTGTTCGTAATATGAAATCCTTGGGGTATGAAATGGGTTTTTCGTTCGATGCAGGGCTACGACAGCTAACTATTGCTAAGCCACATGAGAAAAAAACAAAAACTCCACTGAAAGAGGTGAAATTCGGTGCAGACGTATGATTTTACAGGTGTCAGAACCATTAAGGCAAAAGTTAAGCCATTTCAGGCAGAGTATGAGCCACTTTTAAAACAATATGATGATCCTGCCACTAAATATGCGTACCGTGTCATGTTCACTGATGATTTTGTTACTGGCCGTGATTGCCAACTTGCATGTATTAGGCATTTAAACGATTTGCTAAGAATCGGAACTGATGGTTTTAGCTATCAATACAGTGTAGATATGGTTAATGCAATCGAATATTTTACGAGGCTGCTACCTAATCCTGATAATATGGCACAAAAGATTGAACCACAATTATGGGAATCATTTATTCTTGATAGTTTAATCGGCTGGCGTACTAAAAATGGGACGCGTTATAAAACGGCAAATATTTCAGTTGCACGTAAGCAAGGAAAAACCTGGATTGCATCTATGTTAATCAATTTCTATTATTTCGTTGTTTGTGCTCAGGCATCTTCACAAGATTTGCTTGTTGCCAGCTATGATAGTGATCATGCAAGTAAGTTATTTAATGATGTTTCGATTCAAGCTAAGCAAATTATGAGATTAGATGATTTTAAGGACTGGGTGGCTGAAAATGACGTGGAAGCACAGTCCTATCAAATTATTGGTAAAGAGAACAAAAACACAGTGCGCAAAGGTACATCACAAGGTGGCGGATTTGATTCTTTCCATAATGCTATTGCTGTTTTTGATGAAATAGGTAATCTACGACCGGCATTAAATGAAACTTTGAATCAGATTACATCTGGACAAAATGGAATTCATAACAAATTGTTTGTAAAAATTTCAACGGCTTATCCGGATATCAAAGTTAAATTCAAAAGTGACCAGGACACAATGCGTTCAGTTATTGAGCATGATGCAGATCGTGATGGTGATGATGTTTTTCAAATCCTTTATAACCAGGATTCGGAGGAAGAGGTGTTTAAGCCTGAAACCTGGGCTAAATCGAATCCTTTACTCAACGAATATCCAAAAGAAAAATCCGACAGCTTACTAGAATCACTAATTGCGGACCGTGACCAAAACGAACGTGAAAGCACTTTGGAGACTTTTGTAAATAAAACGCTGAACTTATGGAGCCGCCGCTTTCAAAACAGCTTTTTATCGTTGGATGTTATTCAGAAAAACATCATCGATGATTTCGATGTGGCTGGCAGGGATGTCTATATTGGATTTGATGGTAGTCAGACAAACGATAATTCATCATTTGGCATGGAGTTTCCGTTCATGAACGGTAGCAGCTCGATGTTTTACGCCATGGAACATAGTTTTATACCGTTTGCCCAGGCCAAGACCATTGAAGCAAAATCAAAGCAAGATGGTTTGGACTATCGCAAGTTGGAACGTGAGGGATTCGTTGACGTGACCAATTTGCCTAGTGGGGTAATTAATAAGGACCAGGTCTATCAATGGTTGATAGACTTTGTTCGACGATATAACTTGAAAGTTAAAGCTATTGTTGCTGACCCTAACCTTGCAAGCTGGTTCGTCAATAAAATTACGAATTACCAACCTGAATGGCCAATTTTAACCTTAGCGCCAACATCATTCAATTTATCAACGCCGACCAAGGACTTTCAAAATAATTTCATCAATGGCAGCATCAATATTTTGAATGACCCACTGCTGATTGATGGGCTAAATAACGCCATTTTAAAGGAAGATAACGGTGGTGCGATTAAGATTGACCGTCAGAACCGCACTAATGATCATATTGATACGACTGATGCGTTAATCAATGCACATTCAGAGGCGCAGAATTATTTTGAGGACTTTCATCAAGACGGAAACAATCCGCTTAATGACATGAACAAAAAACAGCGCCGTAACTTTTTCAAATCAATGTTTGGCGCTTGAAGGTGGTGATCGGATGTCTAAAGTAATTGAAACATGGCTGTCTAATTGGTTTACGGTCGTGTTGTTTATTGGCGGTGCCGTCTTAATTGCGGTAGCTGCCTTTTTATTTAACTTAGTACTAGGGTATTTGGCTAGTGGCGTTGAGTTATGTGTAATTGCTTACATTCTGGATAAAGAACGGGGTGGGCAATAATGGGGCTATTAACACCACGCAATTATAAGCAACATAAAATTAATAACTACGTCTATCCAAGTGGAGGAGGATTTACGCCCCTGTTATCTTCAGTAGGTGGTAAGCAAATTAGCTATGTTAGTGCAGGCGGAGCCCTGCGTAATATCAATGTTTTTAGTGTGATTAACCGCATTGCCAGTGACGTCGCATCAGCTCATTTTAAAACTGAGAACGTTGCGGCATTACGACGATTAGAACAACCTAGTTTGCTGATTAGCCGTTTTTCTTTTTGGCAAGGCGTTATAATTCAACTTTGCTTGGGTGGAAATGCATACGTACCCCTTGTTGGCCACAATTTAGAGAATGTACCGCTATCGGATGTACAGGTCAATTACTTACCAGGAAACGTTGGAATTAGCTATACCGTAGCTGAAAGTAACGAACGCCCTCGAATGGAACTGAGTCAAGACCAGATGCTCCATTTTCGATTGATGCCAGACCCTAGTTATCGTTTCTTGATTGGTCGTTCACCGTTAGAAAGCTTGAGGGATGCGTTAACTGTTGATGCTAAAAGCAATGAGAGCAACCTTAAAACTTTGGAAAATCAGATGAGTCCGGCCGGCAAGCTTAAAATATCTGGGCTGATTAACAGTGATCAAGATTTAAGTGATGCCCGTGATATGTTTGAGAAAGCTAATGGTGGTGCTAATGCCGGCCGATTAATGACGTTACCGGATGGATTCGACTATGAACAGTTTGAGATGAAATCAGATGTATTTAAGGCACTGAACGAGAATGCTAGTTACTCTGCAGCTCAAATCTCACAAGCATTCGGTGTTCCCAGCGACATTCTGGGAGGCGGTACATCCACAGAGTCCGCTCATAGTAACATCGAACAGATTAAAGCAACGTATTTATCTAATTTAAATACTTATGTTAATCCAATTGTTGACGAGCTGCGCAATAAGTCACAGTCACCCGATTTAGAGCTAGATATCAAGGATATGCTAGATGTTGATGACTCAATTTTAATTAGTCAAATCAAGGATTTACGTTCTGCTAATGCTATTGACCCGGTGCAGGCCCAGTACATCTTGAAGCGTAATGGATTCTTACCTGAAGATATGCCGGAATTCAATCCTAATTTAACAATGAAAGGAGGTGACTCAAGTGCTGATAAGGGTTAACGGAATGATTACAAATAATGATGATGCACCTATTTACCGTGATTGGCTAGGAATGAACGTTATAGCACCAAATGACGTGATTGATGCGTTACCAAACGATAATTCGCCGGTCACACTTGAAATTGCAAGTAATGGTGGTGAGGTTGATCCAGCTACTGAAATTTATACGGTACTTCATAATTATAATGGCCAAGTAACTGCCTCAATTATATCTAATGCGTACTCTGCCGGGACAATTATTGCGATGGGGGCGGACAAGGTTCAGATGTCTCCGGGAGCAAAAATGATGATTCACAATGCCTCAAGTGGTACGGAAGGCAATTATCACGATATGGATAAAGCATCCGGGATGCTTAAAGCAACAAATCAAGCAATTGCTAACATGTATGCTGAAAAGACTGGCAAACCAATTCAGGATTTCTTGGATTTAATGGATCAAGAAACGTGGTTGACAGCGGATGATGCTATTAAGCTCGGATTGGCCGATGAAAAGCTGGACTTTAGTCCTGAACCCATTACTAACGCAGTTGGGAAGTTAATGCCACGACAAGTAATGGCCAAGATTCATGATCTATTAAATGAAAATCAAAAATTAAAACAGAGTAGCCAAATGAATAGGCAACCGAGTGAACACCAGAAACTGGTGGACGCAAAGTTGGCTATTTTTTATGGAGAGGATGAGTAAAAGTGAAACCAAATGAATTACAAGTATTATTCAATAAAGTAAGTGCCCATTGTGCCGACTTGAATGCACAGTTAAATGTCAAATTGGCCGATGATCACTCTACACCAGAAGACTATCAAAAGATTAAGGACGAGCTTACTGCTGAAAAGGTTCGTCGCGATACCATTGATAAGCAGCTTCAATCGCTGTCAGAAGCCACTGGTAACGATAATGATAATCAAAAAAATTCCGGTAACGGGATGCAATTGGGTAGTAATTCTAAGGATTCTCAATTGAATACTCAGAAGCAGGAATTACTGGATTATATGAAGCGCAAGCCAGCTAAGAACCAGGTTAGCTCAACAGAAATGTCTCCAGTTGTTCCAGAAACCATTATTTATAATCCTTCATCGGAAGTTAATAGTGTTGTTGACTTAGCCAATTTACTAACTAAAACGCCAGTTACTACCAAAAAGGGAACATATCCAGTTAAAAAGCGTGCTGATGATTATTTACCAAGTCAAGATGAGCTGAAAGCAAACAATGAATTAGCAGCGCCAAATTTTGATGATGTTGATTGGTCTGTTGAAACGCATCGTGGGGCACTTACTATCTCACAAGAAGCTATTGACGATGCAGAACCATCTGTACTAGACATTGTAGGCCAAGATATTTCAGAAAAAGCTGTGAATACGCATAACCATGTGATTGCACCAATTTTAAAGCAGTTTACAGCAAAATCTGTAACTCTAGATACTTCTCATTCAGTGGATGACGTTAAGCATATTCTTAATGTTGATTTAGATCCCGCCTACGTACCAGTAATCATTGCCTCACAGTCATTTTACAATTCATTAGATACCTTAAAAGATAAGAACGGCCAATACATTTTCCATCAGGATATTACCACTCCTTCCAAGGGGACATTGTTAGGAGTTCCAGTTTACCGAGTGGGTGATAAATTATTTGGTGATTCTGGTGACAAGAATGCATTTATCGGGGATATCAATCGTGCTGTATTCTTTGCTGATCGTAAGGAAGTTAACTTGTCTTGGGAATATGATCAGGTTTATGGGCAATACTTAGCAGCGGTTTTACGTTTTGGGGTTAGTGTAGCAGATTCAAATGCTGGCTTCTTCGTTAGTGTGACGGATGGCACGAGTACTGGTGCAACCACCAGTACAACCACTGATGCATCTACAAAATAGTGGTGTTGAGAGGCGTGTTCTAAGGATGCGTTCGTTTAAATGATGGCCAACTGTATTGAATTGAGGTGAGAGGATGGCAGACGTTGCAGGGGTTAGTCCTAAAGATATGCAGGATTACCTATCACTAGATGATGACGTTGATACATCAATTTTGAAAGACCTGATTGAAGAAGCTGAAGACGGAATTATCAGTGACATTGGCTTAGATGTTAATGTTGATAAATATCGCAGCTATAAGCAGTTTAATCAGGCAGTTAAAACGATGGTTGATTTCAATTACTTCAATCGAGGAAATCTAGCTGAACTGAAACTTGCTTATCCGCCTAGCTATCTTCTGATGATTAACAGAATCCGGTGGAAAATTCGGAGGGACAGCAATGAAGATGTCAGTTAGCCGGTTTTCGGAGCGAGTTACGCTGGGTAGTTACCAACCAGTTCCGAATGACAATACTGGAGATTATGATAATAAATTTGTACCAGGCTTTGACCTTCATTGTGCGCGCTATCAGCGGACCATGGAGCAAAAGGTTCAAATAATCGGTACAGCGTATGAGGAAACTATCATACTGGCTGTTCGAAGAAATTCCAAAATTGATAAATCGATGATTGCCCAGTACCAGGGCAACAAGTATCAGATTGTTGATTTTTCAAAGGATAGTTCTGGATTGCCGGTTGGGTATGATCTGATGACGTTGAAGCTTAAAAAGTAGGTGATTGAATGGAACTGCCAGTAGTGACAATGGCTAAGGTAATCAATTCGTTTAGTTTGCCTTGGTTAGATAATGTTTTTCGCGGGTCAATCCCGCCAGCATACCTTGAAAAAACGGATAATACGACGATGCTAATTACTGAATCAATGAATGAACCTCAGGTGAGTCTTAATGGGCGGCACAAGGGATGGTTAATGGGTACTGAGTTACAAATTTTTTATAAAGTTGGCGCGCAGTTCAATACTCAGGATGCCGAAATTGATTTAACTAGCCGACTAGAGCAACTAGGATATAAGACTGAAACCCGAGCGCGCGTGAAGGACCCTGACACCAATCAAGTGACCAAGGTCCTTTTTGCTACTTGGGATTTATTAGGAGGAACAGGTAATGAGACATAATATTTCGCGGGCAACTATTGCACAACTTGATGATACAGGGAAACTGCTAAGCGGTGAAAAAGGGCTTTCTACAGATGGTCTATATGTTATTGATCATAATGAAGAAGGGTTTGCGACCCTTAATATTACTGGGATTGAAGCTGCCGGGGTTGCTGTCTGGTTAAACGGGCAACTTAAGCATAATTCCTATGGAAAATCACAGCCAGTCATTGCAATGACTGGAGCAATTGATTTTGAAATGAAACAAAAAATTAAAGGCTTCGTGAAGACTAAGAATGGCGGTTGGATGCGGAAATTACCTAAACCACATATTGCCATGATTGCTGAATCAGAGGGTTGGGATGGTGAAGTCTACTATGAATGTTTTGCTAACTTAGATTTTATTGAAGAAGCATCTAACAATTCAACCGATAATAACAATGAAGTTGATTCAATGGATACATTGAATGCTACTGCGAATGCACCACTCTCCAAGGATGTCTTTACCGATGGAATCACACAAGAACCATATATGATTGCTATGAGTAGTGATGACTTTGACAAGGATAAGCTTTGGGGCGAAGTGTTTGGCGGCTATACTGCACCGGCTAGTGGTTCAACTCAAGCTGGCTAGTCATGGCAGCCAATGACTTGGACAAGCAATTAGATAATTGGTTAGGTCAAGTGAAAGACCTAATTCCCGACGTTGAGACCAAGCGAAAAATGACTGCTGCGGGTGGTGAGGTGCTAAAAAAGAATTTGGTGCAAGAGACTAAGTCAAAGCATTATACCGACAGAAATGGGACTAGTCAAAATCCACATTTGGCGGATGAGTTGGCAGTTGACCATGATGACGATGGTAATTCTGGGGTCGGATTTCATAAGAAAGCGTACATTGCCCGTTTTCTTGACGAAGGTACAAAATACCGACCAGGCGATCACTTTTACGAAGCCACCATTAACCGTAGTAAGAAAGACGTTTTGGATGCAATGCGGACAGTCTACGATAAAAGTACTAGTGAAAAGCACTCTTAGGAGTGCTTTTTGCATACATAAAATAAATTTAGGAGTGGTAAATAATGAAAACTGTAAAAATTAATTGCAAAAAATATTTTGGCGTTAATAAGGCAACTGCTGTGTTTGTAAGTGTTGAAATGATGCAAAAGAGTACCAAATTCAAGACCTTGATGCTGGAATCTGAACTTGAAGCGACTAAGGCGCAGCTAAAGATTAAAAATGAAGCTGATCAGGTTGATGATTCAAATCCCGATGAAGCTCCAGAACTTTCCCTGGAGGAGCAAATTGCAGAAATCGAAAAACAAATTGCCACTGATGAAAAAGACACAGCGCAACGTAATAAGGTCTTAGCGTTCATCCAAGAAACTATGCGCTATTCCGAAAAACAAATGACACAAATCGCTGATAATCATGATGATTTGGAGCTAGTACAAGGCGCTGTCTATATTTATTACCGAATCCAAGGGATGACTGACAAAGATTTAGATAATGCACAGGAAGTGGAAGCGTCAAAAAAGTAAAACCTCTGAAGGCCCAGATTGCCGAACTAAGAAGTGAAATTGCAGACTCTAAAAATCAGGATGAAGACATTGATTTGTTTAAGCAACAGCTATTGATGAAAGGGGTTTTCCCGGAGGACGTTGACAAACAACCGTTCTTTGAATTTATTCAAACTTTGAAGGCGCGGGAACGTAAAGACCGGACTGAATTGATTGACCCGGCCGAAGCAATTTCACAGACGTACGGCAATAAGGCTAAAAGGAGGTAATTAAATTGGCGACTGTTCAGAACGAACTTAAAACCAAGATTTCGGTGGATGGCGTCGGTGCCATCCATACTTATAAAGAATTAAAGAGTGTTATTAGCGGAGTTACCGCTGAATACCGTGCTGAGGAAGCTCAGCTAAAGTCTCAGGGTAAATACACTGAAGCAGCTGTCGTTAAAGCTAAGGGCCTTTCCAAGGCATTAGAACTTCAAAAGGCTAAGGTCAATGAGCTTAAATCACGGCAGAAAGATTTAGACCTGACTACTCAAAAGGGTATTGAAGCTAATGCCAAACTGGGCACTGAAATTAGTAACGCTGAGCGTAAGTTATCATCATATACTCAGCAGCAGGACAAGGCTAAAAATAGTCTTAAATACTACGCAAGCGGTTTATCTGAACTGCAGCACAATTATCAGCAAAGCTCTAAGCTGAGTGAATCTTTTGTGACCCGCTTGATGGCGGAGGGCAAGACTGCCGAAGCAAATAAGCAGAAGTTGAAGGGCTATGAAGGTTCTGTTAGCAACCTTTCAAAACAATTTAAGATTCAAGAATCAGAATTGTCAAAGTTGGCCAGTTCAAGCGGTAAGTCTAGCGAGGCGTATAAGCGTCAGCAGTTGCGTGTCAACGAAACAGCCACATCGCTTGCTAAATTAAAAGGTGAGACTAACTCGCTTGAAGACTCAATGCGTAAGGCCAGTGCCAGTCCGTTTGCTAAAGCGATGGATAGTGCACGTCATAAACTCGGGTTATTAAACAGTGAAGAACGTAAGAGTACTGAAAACGTTAAGCATTTCGCATTAGGAAGTGCAATTGGTAACAGTCTAGCTAATGCTGCGGGCAGTGCGATGAATCTGGTTAAAGAAGCTGGCGCTGGAATCATTCATGCCGGTTTGGAATTCAATAAAGAAACTCAAAAAATGAATGCCGCATGGACAACATTAACCGGTAGTGCCAAAAAAGGTACTGGATTTGTTACATCAATTAATAAAATGTCATCGGCATTTGGCCAATCTAATGATCTCGTTAATGAACTGGATCAACAGTTCTATCACGTTTTGGATAAGAAGGCACCAACCGAGCATTTAACTAAGTCATTACTTACCATGGCTGATACTTTGGGGATGTCTGGCGACCAAGTTCAAAGACTTGGCCTTAACTTTACTCATATGATGTCTTCTGGGCGTATGCAATTAGGCGACTTTAATATGATTAGTGATCAACTGCCGATGTTTGGTGAGCGATTGCTTGATTATGAACGTAAAGCACAGAAAAACACTAAACTTAATATGTCTGATCTGCGCAAGCAGATGAGTGCCGGAAAAATCAGTGCTAAGGATGCAGAGGCCGTTATGAATGGCCTTGGTAACAAGTATAAAAAAGCTTCAGAGAACATGATGGCAACGGCTTTTGGCGCTGAACGGTCCATTAAATCCCAGTTTTCAAAACTATCTGGTGATTTGGTGGCCCCTTTTAGTAAGGTACAAAATCATATTTTTACATCGGTGTCTAAATGGGTAAGTGATAAGAAAACTGAAAAGGAATTCACTAAGGTTGGGACATCTGCATCTAAGGGATTCTCAACTATTTCGACAGCTTTTGAAAAAGCCATGAATGTTAAATCTATTCCGCGCAGCATGAATAAATTTATGGAGAACCTGGCCAAGGGTGTTACTAGTACTTCTAAAGCAATTGCCAAACATGCACCCGCTATTATTGGATTCTTTAAAGATTTATGGTCAACCACTAAGATTCTTGGTTCGATTGGAACCGGATTTTTCAAAGGAATTGCAAGTGGTATTTCATTTGTCGTCTCACCATTATCAAAGATGGGAACCAGTAGTAAGCATGTCAGTACCTTAACCAAGGGATTGGAGAACCTTTCAAAGAAAAAGTCAGGATTACAAACTTTTGGTCGCGTGCTAGCAGGAATTTGGGCGACAACTAAGGTAATCAAGTTTATTGGTGCTGTTCAGAAGGCTGGTACAGTTTTGAAGTCAACATGGGCTGGACAGGCAATAATTTCTGGCATGTCTACCATGATTAAAAATGTGAAGCTATTTACTGAGGTTACCAAGGGAGCAACATTAGCTGAAAAAGCCAGTTTTGCCATTCAAACGGCAATGGAAGCAGTTAACCCATTCGGTTGGGTTGTGCTTGCTGTTGCTGGATTAGCGGCACTGGGTACTGGGATTTATGAGGCCTACAAGCATTTCAAGCCATTTCGGGATGCTGTAAATGGCGTAGGCCATGCGATGAGCAAATTATTTACTGGTAAGTATGGTTGGGAAAAAACCATCGGTAAGAAATTATCAAAGGTGGGCTCAACCATCAGTAAGTGGGGTAAAGGTGCCGGTAAATTTGTTTCTAAGCATAAAAAGGAAATCTTGGCAGGCATTGTTAGCCCGTTCGCTGGTTTGTCAGCTTGGTTCTTAAAAGATACGAAGACTGGTAAGAACGTCCAAAAGTGGGCTAAGGGATTTAGCAAAGACGTTAAGAAAATGGGACTTAAAAAGGCGATGGATAAGCAGATTAAGTCTGCCGGCAAAGCCTTTAGTAAGTCTAAGTTTGGCAAGTGGTTTGCAACGATGTCTGATGCGTTTAACTCATGGAAAAAGAAATTTTCTAAGAGTTGGAGTTCGCACTGGTCCGCTATGACTAAGAAACTGCATAATGGCTGGAAGGATTCAGTCAAAAACACTAAGAACTTCTTTTCATCGATGGGGTCGCATTTTAGCTCATTTAAAAAGTCCTGGTCACATAACTGGGATAAACATTGGAATGATATGCGGTCAAACCTACATTCCTATTGGAATAAAGACCTAAAGCATACTAAAGTATTCGGGACTTCTATGGGCAAGTGGCTCGATGACTTTAAGAAGATGTTCAAAGGTGGCTGGCGTGGCCTTGGCAAAGGTGTTTCAAGTATCTTTTCGGATATGTGGAAAGGATTAAAGCAAGCTGCACAAGGCGGGATGAATGGTACGCTCGATATTGTCAACGGCGGTATTAAAGCAGTCGATGCTGTAATTCATACGTTTGGTGGTAAAAGTCAAACTATAAAGCCGTTGAACCACGTTAAACTAGCAACTGGGACTGGTTTCTTTTCTGGCATGCGTAAGCCCATCACCAAGCCAACGCTTGCCGTTTTAAATGATGGTCATGATTCCCCAGAGACTGGTAATAAAGAAATCCTCATGAAACGTGACGGTCGTGCCGGGGTCGTTCAAGGTGTTAACACTGAAATGATGTTGGAGGCTGGGGATGAAGTTTTTAACGCCTCAGAAGCAAAGAACATTATGGCAATGCAAGGTGTGACGAGGTTTGCAAATGGGACTGGCTTCTTTGGTTCTATCATGCACAGTGTCTCCTCAACGGTAGGCGGTGCAGTTGACTGGGTCGGTAATAAGGTAAAAGGGCTGGAAAAGTACTTCAAAACCGCTGAGAATGTCATTGCGCACCCGGTTAAGTCGTTAGAAGGCCTTTTTAAGTGGACTAATGGCAAGACCAAGGGCGTTATGACTGATATTGGGGAAGGCCTGTTTAAGGACACGACAAAGCAAGCCAAGACTTGGTGGAGTACTTTATGGGGTGCTGTATCAAGTAAACTAGATGGAGGTACTGGATCGGATTCAGGATTAGTAAATGCAATGGAAAAGTATGGCGCTACCAATAAGTATGTTTGGGGTGCTGCGGGTCCTAGTGCATTCGATTGTTCCGGATTGGTTGAGTATACGCTAAAGAAGATGGGTATCAGTTTTCCACGTACTTCTGGTGAGCAATATCGGGCATCTAAGCACGTCTCTGACCCGAAGCCTGGTGACTTGGTATTCTTTGGCCCCGGCGGTAGCGAACACGTTGGTGTTTATACGGGTAACGGAAAATTTTATAGTGCTGAAAACGAGAAGGATGGTATGGGAATTAGCAGCGTTCATGGCGGTGGCTATGGTTCATTTGCTGGCTACGGACGTGTTCCTGGACTGTCGTCTGGTGGTGGTAGCTCAAGCAAATCAGAGCCGAAGTCTAAAGGCTTGTTAGGCACAATCAAGAATCAAGTTGGCGGTGGCTTTTGGTCGTTCATCAGTAAACTTGCTGACATGTTTGGTGATGATGGCAGCGGTTCAATTGAGGGTGGCGCAATCACCCACAGCATGATTAATCGGGCGCTAGGCATGGCAAAGGTGCCACGCCGATACTGGTCTAAAATGCAATCGGCTATCATTAAAACGGCTGACTCTGAAAGTGGTAACCGCAATATTACGCAAACAATCTCAGACGTTAACTCTAAAAACGGCAATCCCGCTGGCGGGCCATTACAGTTTACTAAGACGACATTTGACGCTTTTGCGTTCCCAGGCCATCATAATTTTCGGTCAAGTTTTGACCAGGTCTTGGCATTTTTGAATAATTCTGATTATTTAAACGCTACCGGCAATACGTCAATTTGGAATCACGCTAAGTACGATTGGCTGCACAGTGGTCCTCAAGGTCACAAGCGCTTTGCGAACGGCGGTCTTGTCAGCACCAATCAACTAATTGAAGTTGCTGAGAAGAACCGGCCAGAAATGGTAATTCCACTCACGCTAAAGACCCGAGCTAACCAGTTGATTAAACAGGCTAGCTCAATCGTTAATGGCAATCGTGATGAAAATCAGGTTGCTGGTGTTGGTGGCAATGACGGTAAATTGGATAAACTAATTAAATTAGTGACGGCATTGTTGGCTGGTCAAGGTAACGTCAATGCGATTGTTGCAAAAAGTGATGTTGTGAATGCTGTCAAAGCAGACAATTTAGCTAAAGCACAATACAGCCAGATGATGGGTTACTAAATGAAAAATAGGCGTCTCTTAACTAGGGGCGCTTTTTACATAGGTAAATTTTAATAAGGAGGTAATAAATGTGACGCTAGAATACGATGATTTTGAGTATGCAGGATTGAACAGCCGCGAAACATTGCAGGTAGAGATGGGGAATGTAATCCTTCCGAGTGCACCCGCAATGGCAGAGCAAACAACTGACATTCCCGCAAAGTATGGGACACAGTTTCTGGGGACGGACTACACAGGACGGACAATCAATATTCCGGTTACCGTCTATTGTGCTGATAATCAAAGACTTTTTAATCAGGTGATGCATAATCTGGCCGGATTATTACTGAGTGACGATCCAGATAAGAATGGCGAAGAATACCCGCTAGTATTTGGATTTGAACCTGATGTCACATACTGGGGGCATATTACAGCAATCAGTGACCCTTCCCCGATTAATACCGGGATGTTTGACGCAACGTTAACAATTACTTTTGTTCAATCAGACCCGCGGGCAACTAAGCCGCAAGTCGAAACGCCACTTAAAGAAGGATTGAACACGATTACCGTTGGTGGGACGGCTAGAACAGAGCCAGTCATCCAAGCAGTCGCAAAACGTGATCTGAAGTATATCGGTTTTTCCCTGAATGGTGGAATATTTGGGCTAGGACCGGAAACGGATGAGGACCAAGCTGATGCCGTACAACCGGATGTCAGAGTAGTTGATGACCCCATTGCGACAATGGCGATGTGGACAAATGATTCAACAGCTGTTTCCGGAATGCAAACCAGCGGTAGTAATGTCTATCAAGGTAGCTGCGAAATTAGTAGTAAGAGCACCGCTATGATGGTCAAAGACTTTGGCAAGATGCCGACAAAACTTGGGGATACTTCGTATGGTCCGGCTTATCGGTATACCGGCCTTACGAATGCGTTAACTGACTGGCGGGTGCGTGCGGGTTTACACCATATTAAGTATTCTGGTACACATAATGGCCGCGCAATGGGGCGTTGTGAAATCTTGTTTCTAGATGCTAACGGTAATACTATTTTACGGTTTGGGTTCGTAGATATTAGCAAGGGTGCGCGCCCGCTACTACGTTTACAGCTGTGTGAACCTGGTAGCAAATTAGCCAAGGGTGATGGCACTCATCATAATCTTTATCATGACTATGGTCCCACTGGTTCGTTTAACCATCCTACGCCACAAAAGTTCAAGGTGAAAACGGGGACTAAAACTAAAACCGTTGTAAAGAAATCAAAGAATAAAAAAGGTAAAGTCGTTAAGAAGACCATCAAAGAGAAAAAGAAACAATATGTAAATGTCGTCAATAAGGAGGAAAAATCAGCTTTAACCTCTGCTTGGATTGTATTAGATATTACAAAGAAGGGTAATGTTTTCATATGGTCCTTAACGCAGTACAACACTAAAACTGGACAGCCCTACAAAGATACAACCAACCATTTAGTTGTAAAAGGAAAGTATGTAGACACAGCAGGCAAGTACACGACGGCGCTTGGTGGCGTCGGTGCCGTTTTTTTAAAGCGGCCAATTACTGAAGACATCAGCAAAATTAAGTATAAGGATCCATACATGACGATTACTGGTATCCAAATTTGGCAGCATACCGAGCCAGAAGCTTCCCAGCCGACCTTCATTGCAAACGCGGGTGAAGAAATCGTGATGGATTGTGAAACGGACACAACTACCGTTAACGGCCGGTTAGTCTCACCAGTATGGAGTACTGATTATCCTAAATTACGCCCCGGTGTGAATAATTTAACGATGGTTGGCGACTTAAGTGATGCTCAGATTACACTTAAATATTTACCACGCATACTATGAGTTTAGAGGGTGCCTTAGTGGGCAGCCTCTTTTTACATAGAAAGGGGGATGACAATTGTCTTTAACAAATCAGTATTTGATTCTTGATAAAAATTTAAAACGAGTTGGAACACTGACTATTGATGGTGCCACCCAGTTTTCAAATGATAGTATCAAGATTCAGTTAGCGGATAGTGATAACACCAGCACTAGCTATGATGATGACGTTAATGTGGGGACTCAAGATAATTTTAGTGGAACTATTAACCTTAATGCGCAATCCAAAAAGTTTGACCACAGTGGCTCCGTGGACGTCTTGCAGGGTCAGCCTGACAGTGATAAAGCAATTGCTGGCAATAACTTAGCCTACTATGACGCTGTGGCCGGTCACTGGTACGTGATGCGGATTTACAGTACTGATGAGGCGAATACGGGAGCTGTAAAGCATATTACAACGCTAAATCTAACGAACTTAATGCTGTACACTTTGGCGCACCATTACCCGATAGCCATGCCGACGACTAGCACGAGCATTCAGGATGCGTTCAAAGAAGTGTTCAGTAGCACGGGCTGGACGCTCAAGTTTAATACTAATAACACTATGGTTAGTTCTTTTAGCATTGACGGAAAAAGCAAGGCTAGCACATTACTACAAACGTTGCTGCAGACTTATAACGTTGAAATTGATGCGTACGTTGAAATTGATAGTCAGGGAAATATTCTTAGTAAAACATGTGAAGTGGTTGATCAGCTAAATGTAAATGTTGTTTACAATGAAGCCATTTTTGGCCGAAACATGACTAGCATTAAGCGGACGACGGTCTTTAATCCCATTACGAAGCTAATTCCGTATGGTCATAATGGCAGCACGATTGCGAAGGCTAATGGCGGAAAAGCGTACATTGTCGATGAAGATGCTAACCGTGAATATAATCCTGACTGGCAACTGGGAATGTATTATGAAGGCGTAATTACCGCCAATTCAATTGAACATCCGGCCGGATTGAAGGCTTGGGCTCAGGAGATTATGAAACTTTATAACCACCCGCGGAGCTACTACGAAGTTGCGGTTACGCCTGATTTCAACCCGCCCCTAGGTGCCACAATTCGTTTTAAAGACGAATTGATTAAGCCCGTTTTAGATGCACAGGGACGAGCCATTCAACGGACAATGAGCTTTGCGAACCCTTATGGGAATACTGTTGGTTTTGGTGAATACGTGACCGTTATTGCTAGTACGCCTGCCTGGTTAACGGGATATCAGAATGCCTTATTGTCAGCGCTAGATAAAGCACGAACTGATGCCAGTTCAGTTCGTCCGGTCGCATCAACTCCTGATGGTGTGAACTTTAATGATGCGGGCCAAACTAAGCGGGTTATTTTAGGTGCTTGGGAATCTGGAACTAATATCAGTTCGTATATTGATAGCAAAGGTTTTATCTGGCGTCGTTACAACACGGATGGCACTGTTGATCCTGGATATAAGGCAACCGGGTATTTGATTAATGCACCGCGGTCTGCTGTTGGTACGTTGCACGGAACCATCGAAACTGGATACATTCAAGATTCGCCAGAGGTTAGCCTAGATACAACTGAAATTACTCATTTGGGAGACTTTAACCCAATAAATACAACGGTTGGCACCATGAATGCCGTCCAATATATGTGCAAGCTAAGCAATGGACAGTATATTACGTCGCGTGCCATTAACAAAAAAACAACCAAGGATACCTTGTACGTCCTTCATAATGCGGACTTTTCGACCGTAAGCATGATGAAGATTACAAATGGTGGTCACGGCGCGAGTTTCTCCATTGAAGAAACAAGTAGCGGCACCTATATTTGGGCATCAACATGCATTGATATGAGCAGTGAAAGCTATGCCATCAGTCGCTTTCCCTATGTAGCTGGAGCAATAATCACGCCAAGCGATAGTAGAGTATCTAAATACTATGACACCGGGAAAAAATGTTTTGTGAATGCTGATATCAAACACGGTTATGTATTATGCGGTTATCCAGATGGCCATCAAGATATTTTGAAACTGGCAGCCATTCAATCTGGAAACTATGACGTTTTGTATTCGTTCAATATTACCAATTATGGCTTTGAAATTGGAAAAGGGAAGCAGACCTATCAATCCCAGGTTTTGGATTTTCCATACGTTTACTGGCAGTCCGGAAATGTGGATATGCATGATTCACGTATGGTTTACGGCATTAATGTAGTCCATAAAGGACAAGAGTTCGCGATGAATTACTTACTTGATATGGATTTGAAAATGACTGATGACGCCCAAGAACCAGAAACTTGTAATGTGCTTTACGACGGACAAGGCAACAGGAAGCTTTTAGTGACCTTCAATTGTATGAACGCTGCGGGAACAGAAACGGAACGAGTATTCACAATTCCGATTAAAGTACGCCCCACAGCAACTGAAATCAATACGGAAATCATTGAGACAGATGAAGAATAGAAAGAAGGTGTGATGAAATGACAGAATCAAATCCGGTTCAAGTCACTTTATCGGATGATGGCATCAGAATTAACGCAGTTACAGATCAGGCTAAGTCTACTGATCAAGATGTGAAAAACTTGTATGATCCTAATATGATGTCAGTCATCGAAAAACAAGGTACTACAGCACGATTTGCTGGGGAAACGTCGCGCTACAACGTCCTTTTAGCCCGTGCCAAAGATGCTGGTATTGATACTAAGGAGCTAGAATCTTCTTATGCAACCTTGAACACCTTCATGGGGACGGTTATCGGCACCGGTGACAAGGCAAGTGATATAGACCGCGACAAATATGCGGAGGCTTTAGCCAACTTTAATAACAAAATGGCATTGATTCAGGACGCGCTTCAATCGTCTTTTGATAAGGATATAGCAAACGCAAAATCAGACGTCGCGGTTGCTAGTCAAGTCGCGTCAAACGCTGAAATCGTAGCGTCGCAAGCAGTAGTTAAAGGTAATCAAGCCAGTGCCGCCGCTACTACTGCCATACAAGCCGGCAAGGACGCCAGTAATGCGTATGACAAACTTAAAATCAGTAACCGAAATTTAGCGTTAATGACGGGGCCGGGCTTTGTCGACACTAATAATTCTACCGATATTTTTCTAGACCAAGACGTTTTAACTTTGAGTGATCCAGTGTGGGTTAGTTTCGATTGGTCTACTGAAAAGGCGGGAGCATGGCGACTTAATCAGGTTCAATATTTGAGTGCCGGGACACCCCTTTGGCACGACATTTTTGTCGATTCAAACAACGGCGAAACCGATATTTCAGTAACTAATCAACTTTCTGGACACTATTCGGGACTAATATATTGGTACCCTATTCAAAACAACACAACGTCGGTTAGATTACACGTAAACCAGCATGTAAGTGTTGGTAAAGTCACGATTAAAAATTTCATTTTGTCCAATTCCTCGAAAGAAGTAATGTATACCCCTGCCGAAACAGTTTTAAGTAACGCGGTTATAGGCAACGCGCAAATTAAAGATGCGTCAATCAACACCGCTAAAATCAGCGAATTGAGTGCTAATAAACTAAGCGCCGGGACAATCGACGCAAATTTGATTAATGTTAAAAACTTGAACGCGTCTAACATTACCGCCGGAAAAATCGGCGCTAGTCACCTAGACGTGGGTTCTTTGTCTGCTTTATCTGCAAATATGGGGACGGTTACGGCCGGCACCATCAAAGGAGTTGACATCGTTGCGAACACCTTCAGTACTGCAAACGGTACATTTACCGTAGATGATAAGGGTAACGTTACGGCCACTTCGTTGTCATTGATTGGAAACAAGAACTTCGTTTACAACTCTGAACTAATGGCTAACGGAGCGGGATGGAATATAACTAACGGTGGGTATGTAACAACAACATCAGCGCACAACGGAACACCAGGAATTGGAATAAATTCAACGGCGGGTGCCGGTGTGTGGAACGTGTTCGGAGAATCAAAAAAAGTACCTTTTACCAATTCCAACAGTCATAAGTACAGTGCCTCAGCCTGGTTCATTGATTGGGGTTCACAGGCCGGTGCGGCTTACCAATTTACACTTGCCTTTAATGATTCAAATGGTAATCGCTTGCCTGGATTTGGTGGGTATAGGTACTATGCAACTGGTCGATTCCATGATTGGCAACTGTTTACGATTAACGGTGTAACCCCGCCCGCTGGCTCAGCTACAGTAAGTGTTCAATATTGGCTCTCTAATGGACAAGGCCACGCAGCGTTTAGCCAACCGATGCTAACTCAAAGTGATAGATATCAAGGCTATACATCCGATACCGGTAATATCTTATCTGCTGGTCAAGTAATCTTAGATAATAACGGAACTTTAACAACTACCTATGATGGGGTTGATCAAGATTCCAACAATCATTATCATGCTTGGAAACTTAACACGGGTACTTTAAAAATAGGTAGCGGTTATATCGTTGCAAACTCAAACGGTTCAAGAACAATTGATGGTGCGACTCAGAATGTGGGTAATGTTCAAAGCACACTTGCCGCTTCATATATTAAGTTCACCAGTGCAACCGGTGGGCGTACATATATGGACGCTGATCTGATTTCACTTTCCACCGGAAGCCTAAATGACTTGGTGGTTATTAACTCTAACGGTATCCATATTGCGGACCAAGGCATCGAAATCAAAGGTGGGGTTAACGCATCGACAACATGGGGTCAATTTAATCAGATTCGGATTGGACAGTCAGCCCACACGATTAACTCAGTTGATGGATCTTTGATTGGTTTCCAAAGTGGTTACGGTAATACAGGTAATTTTGTCCGGGTAAAGGCAGCAGGTTATGATATGCCCAGTTTAGCATCTCTAAAGAAGGAAGTTATTCCATACGATGATAAAGGTAGTGTAGTTGCAAATACTGACCTGGCTACGTACAAATACAAAGCTGAAGGAAACACGGACGGGCAACATATGGGACCGATTCTTGACGATGTGAATGATAAAAAAGCTTATTACACGCGACAGGAAATTACCGCTTTTGACGGTTCTGGAATTGACACAACTAGATCACTATTCTATGGCTGGTCGGCAGTTAAGGCATTGCAGCGTGAGAATGAACAAATGCAGATTCGCTTGAGAAAACTTGAAATTACGGAGGAAACAAATAATGGCTGATAATTTGCAAATTACACGAGTTGAAAAGAATCGTAATGGGGACGGCACGAGTGTATATTATACGTTTGCTTTTCCGGTTACCCAGGACAACATGGATGGTTACGTGGTTTTGGACAATGGAACCTATTTAGCAGCTATGCGTGAAGGAACAATCGAAGATCCAAATATGGGTCTGTACAGTGCTTGTATGAATAAAATTGTTAGTGATATTACACCATATCTAACTACAACTGACAGTGAGAACGGTGTGAATACTGACACGGCAGATACAAAGGAGGCTTAAATTATGAATATTGATGCACAAGCTTTAATTAACAAGCTAACGAGTAACTATGCCCAAGCAATTGCCGTTAAAGACCAGCAACTAGCGATGGCTCAAGTGCAAATTGACCAGCTAAATGCCAAGTTGGCTGAAAAGGAGGCGCCTAAAGATGGCAAAAACGCTTAGTTTTGCTGATACTTCACCACAGACGGTTAAAATCGGTGATACTACCACTAGCTTCACGCTAGTATGTGGTAATGATAATGTGGCCACTGACTTAACTAACGCCACTTCAATTACCGTTAAATTGGGCAATGATAGTGGTTATCTTAAATCGGCCACAGTTGACCCAGCTAGCTTAACAGACCCAACGACTGGTCAAGTTACCGTTAACTTTAATGCTGACTTAATGACTAGCCTAACCGCTGGTAGCTATGCCATTGAAGTATGGGTGGTTGATCCTACCGGGACGTCAATCTACCCTAGTGATGGGTCAACTGGTTTCACCATTACCAATAACATTCAGAGCACTAATGGTAGCACAATTACCACCATTACTTTTGATGACTTTGTGAAAGAACTGAATAAAGTCGCAAGCACGATTAAGGGTGATAAAGGTGACAAGGGTGACAAAGGCGACACAGGTGCAACTGGTCCACAAGGCCTTAAAGGTGATAAAGGTGATAAAGGTGATACAGGGACTGTTGATAACGCTGGATTAATTAATGCACCTGCATTTCAGAGTTTACAAACGCAGGTGCAAAACAGTGCTGTTGGGACTAATCTATTAACAGGAACAAGCAATGCACAAAACTATACTGCGTCCGGTTCTGGGTGGGTACTCAGAAGCCAGTCAAGCAATGGCACAAACGTATCAATTCCATGCACTCCGGGGGCAAGTTATACGTATTCTGCAATCGTTAAAAGTACGACATATGATTGCTACCCAGAAATCAAGTTTTTCGACAGCGGTAAAAATTTGATTACAAATTCTCCTAATGTTACTGGTAAAGATATTGGCATGCGAAAAACTACAGCAGTAGCTCCGGAAAATGCGGCTTTTGTGGTAGCGCATATGGTATTAAATAACCCGTCGGATTCGCAGACGATGGTATTTAATAGTGAAAAGCTAGAAAAAGGCAGTGTAGCTACTGATTGGTGTCTTAATCCATCAGACATTTTGACGCAATCGGATTACGCAAAAATAAAAGCTGCTATTGTAGCGCTAGGGGGGGCATTGTCATGAGTTTTGATTTAAGCGAATTTTTAACAGAAGGATTAATTAGCAGTGTTAACAACGGGTTGATTCCATCGGACTTAGCAACTGTATATGCTGGCAATTATCTAGTAAAATCACTGATTACCCAAGCTCAGGTTACTCAGGTATCTGATGCAATTACAGCCTACAAGGCCGCACAGGCAGCAGCGGATCAAGCGCAGCAGCAAGAGGTAAATCAGACATCTGCACCGGAAGACACATTAAAATAGGAGGCAGACAATTGAATAAACACAAGTTAAAGGCACTCATCTTAACGATGGGCGCCATTTTTATGGCCTTTTTAATGGTCAATGTTACCAGTCAGGCTTCAACTAGTCGTGAACAGGGGGTTGATTGGTCTAAGTATAACGGCAATAGTGGGACATTCGGCTATAGCACCGATAAGTTTGTACTATCACAGGCGGGCGGCTTTTATGGCGGTACTAATATCCCTCAGACCACGTATGACAGCCAAGTTAAATCAGCTCAACAGGCTGGTAAACGAGTGCACACCTATTTATGGGACGGTGTTGGTGGCAATATAATCAACGCCAAGGCAATGATGGCATATTACTTGCCACGGATTAGGACGCCCAAGGGTAGTATTGTCGCACTGGACTATGAGGATGGTGCTTCTAATAGTGTTACAGCCAACACTAATGCCATTCTAGCCCAGATGAAGCTGATTAAGGACGCTGGGTATACACCGATGTATTACAGCTATAAGCCATACACATTGGCACATGTTGACTATAAACGGATTGTACAACGGTTTGGTACATGTCTTTGGATTGCGGCTTATCCTGATTATAGTGTCCGTAGCACACCATATTGGGGAACTTTCCCAACTATGAACGGTGTTGCAATGTGGCAGTTCACTTCTACCTACCGTGCTGGTGGATTAGATGGCAATGTTGATTTAACAGGCATTACTAAGTCGGGCTATACGACTGCTAGCAAGGCTAAAGCACAGACCAATGTTAAGAAGGCTCATAAACAGGCAACTAGGAAGGCCACCTTTAAGGTCGTTAAATACAGCCAACGAGGGGTGTTCTATCCTAGCCGTACTCTGGCCGTACGATACACGGATAGCGACAAAGTTAGCCAAGTGGCTACCTACTACAAGGGTGAAAGCGTGACTTACAATGCAGTCATCATTGAACACAACTATGTATGGGCACGTTATACCCGTTCAAATGGACTGTATGGCTTTATCAAGCTAGGTGTCACCAACGGGACAGCCTATGGGAAGCGAGTTACTGATCGGCTGGTTAGCCATACGTATTACACAGTTAAGTCTGGCGACAGCTGGTGGACAATCGCGCAACGCAACGGCCTAAGTATGACTACATTAGCTAGCCAGAATGGGAAGTCAATTTACACCACTATCTATCCTAGTCAGCGATTGGTGGTGCGGTAATGTGCTTTCTAAGTTTGAAATGGCTGTAATTGGAATGATGACACATCAATATTTAGTACCACCACATTACATCATGGGATACTCATTTACTGAATGGCTAACTTTATTTTCAATCATTGGAATGTTTATCGCTGCACTTTCATGGTTAATCAAGACAATCATTGTCTCACCACTAAATGCACAGATCAGCATTTTGTCATCTAAGATAAGTGACATGAATGTGGACCGCGAAAAGACAGCCAAAATTACTGATGAGTTATTAAAGCAACATTCAGAAATGCTGCGAGACCATGAAGCGCGTTTGATCAGACACGATGAAGATATCAAAACGCTATTTAAAAAGGGAGATTCACAATTATGAAAAAGAGTACTTTAAAAAATCCAGATGGCACCTTAAATGGCAAATTACTTGCGGCGTTTATTTCACTGGCAATTATTGCTATTCAATTACTGCTTTCTATTTTCCACATCAAGTTTACGGGTGATTGGGGAACAATTATTTTACTGATTGATATTATTTTAATCATGCTAGGGATGCTAGGTGTGGTTACTAATGTTCAATTTGTAAATTTACCATCAACGGATGATGAAGCAAAGCAAATCACGAAAATTGCGAATGATGTAGCGAACGATGAAAAAAGTACGTCAATTTCAGAGACTAGTTCGGGTACTTCTACGGGTTCATCCCTGAACGATGGCTCAAAACACGCCTGACAACACTGAAAAATGGCCTAACACTGGTGACATGACTGGTGTTAGGCCGTTTTTATTTTGTTGCATCCCTTTTGTAATAACTCCATCCGAGTCAGCAGGATGTGGAACTATTCAGTAAACCAAACGCGAGTTCTTTGCACCTGTCGCTGGCTGTGTGGTGTAGTAGAAAACTACCTCCTTCGTCCGCCCATTTTACACCGCAAGCGGTG